CAAAACGTGCTTTCCCAAGCATGCGCACTGCAGACTTTGTAGCAATACAAGGTATGGTCATTAAATGTTATTTCATCCCTACAGAGGGTGATTTATTGACCGCTGCTAGTCGTCATACTCCATTTGGTATGGAAAAAATGGAGTTGATGACCATGCTTCGTGGCCCCGCAAGCCGATTGGCTTGAGGGGTCTCACGAACGATCAATGGGCTAGAGACTGTTGTGGATCCAACAACTCTAGCACCCCAGTTACACATTGATCGTTTATGTGGGGTGTCAAAGATCCATTCTTATACCACACTTGACCATTTTAGTAGTCAAGTGGTGCTTTCCGTGTTCAATAATTCCCTTACAAATTTAACACGTGCATTGTCCGAAAGGGTGTTTCAAGTCAAGATGGGTGGTGTGCTTCGAGCACCACCTCGTCCACGATGTGATATTACCCAAGCGATGCATGGCTTCACTTCTGCTTTCAATAAACACGTGTCCACGACCGTCCCTATGGACATCGAGAATGTTCCGATGTTATTTAGTGGCCGCAAGAGACGTGTGTACGAAAGCGCTGTTGAGAGTCTACGCCATGACCGGTTAACGGTCAAGGATTCCTATATCCGTGCGTTTGTTAAGGTAGAGAAGCTTAACTTTTCTACCAAAAAGTTTGTAGATATCGTGCCAAGGGTGATTCAACCACGCTCCCCACGATATGGAGTGGAATTAGCGAGATATATCAAGCCAATCGAACACAAGATATATCACATAATTGACGTGTTGTTCAATCAGCGACATGGCGTGGCTCGCCAGTCGTCTGATAGGTCAATTATGAAAGGTCTTAATGCCATCGAAGTGGCAACACAGATCATCAACAAAGCTAACTACTACAAAACGTTTGTCTATATTGGTATGGACGCTAAACGTTTTGATCAGCATGTTAGTAGACCAATGCTCGAGTTTGAGCACTCCTTCTACCATAAATTTTACCGGGACCGTAATGGTCATCGTGATGCTAGGTTGTCTTGGTTGTTAAAGATGCAACTAGAAAATCACGGGTTCGGATACTACCCAGATGGTAAAATTAAATATGTGACCGATGGTTGTCGCATGTCCGGTGATATGAATACCGGTCTTGGCAATTGTCTCTTAATGTGCTCCATGCTGTATTCCTATTTTGGGTCACTTGGAGTACGTTTCGATGTAATTAACAATGGAGACGATTGCGGAGTGTTTATGGAGCGTGCAGATTTCGAGAGCACGTTCAGTGAGACTCATCTTATTGAGTGGTTTTTAGATCTTGGTTTTCAAATGGAAGTTGAGAGCCCAGTCTATGAACCAGAGCATATCGAATTTTGCCAATCACGTCCCGTAAATCGTGGCGTTGATTGGATTATGGTCCGTAATGTTGATGTCGCAATGTCTAAAGATTGTATTTCTGTTGAGTTACTCAATAACCCATACAAATGGGCTC